GCATCGCCTCGCTCCTTATCGGTTGCCTCGTCGGCATCGCCTCCCTCTACGCCATCCTCCGCAAGAAGTCCCCGCCCCACGACCCTTAAAACTTAATTCTTAAAACTTAAAACTCCCCTACCCCCCATGAACAACATCCTATCCCGCCTCAAAGAACCCTCCACATTTCGCGGCCTCGCCATCCTCGCCGGGCTCTTTGGTTACGCCATAGACCCCGCCCAGGTGAACGCTATCGCGGCAGCCGTGGCAGCCGTGATCGCCCTGATCGAAGTCTTCCGCAAGGAAACCAAATGATCCGCCCAGCCCGCCTCACCGCTGTGATTGCCGCTACAGCCTTTGCCGTCGCAGGGCTCCTGCTCCTCGGCGGTTGCACCACGCTGGGCGTCTCGCTCCAGACGGACTACGGGCAATTCACCTACACGCTCCCCGAGGTGCCAGCCCTCAAGGATAAATGACCACAGAGGACACAGAGAGCACAGCGTCGGAACTTAAAACTTAATCCTTAAAACTTAAAACTTTCGATGACCTACGACGAACGCACGGAACGAAATATCTCAACTTTGCACCCGGCTGTGCAGGTGCGGGCGCGTGAGTTTATGCGCTTGGCAAGCGACATTGCAGGCAAGCACGGGGTGGTGGTGCGCATCATCTCAGGACTCCGCAGCTACGCCGAGCAGGATGCGCTCTACGCCAAGGGGCGCACCGCACCGGGGCCGAAAGTCACCAATGCCCGGGCGGGATTTTCCAATCACAACTTTGGCACGGCCTGGGACATCGGCCTTTTCAAGGGCAAGACCTACCTCACCAACTCGCCCATCTACACCGAGATCGGCCAAGCCGCCCGCAGCCTCGGTCTCACATGGGGAGGGGATTTCAAGAGTTTCAAAGACACACCGCACTACGAAGTTCCCACCGGCCTCACCCTCGCCCAAATGCGCGAACGAGTCGCCGCAGGCAAGGACATATTTGCATGAGCGCCAAACGCAAGCCCGCCACCCGCAAAGCCGTGCTGGAGCGCATCCGCAAGGAACTCGTCGATCAATTTGACTGCGGCCTGGCCGTAGTCTCTTGGGAGGAAAGCGGCACGACCTACCACATGGATCTTAAATTCGGCAACCAATACGCCGTCGAAGCCCTCGCCGACAGGACCAGCGACATATTATTCCCGATAGAAGACGACGAAGAAGAAGAGGAGGAAGAAGTATGAAAACAACCTGGTCATCCATAGCCCGCGAGCAATCGGACAAAGCCCACAAGACCGAGGTGGACAGCCTCAAAGCCAAGCTCGCTCAATACCAAGCCAGTGTCGAAAACCTAGAGAAACAACTCGGCATCGCGCTCTCGCTCGGCCGCACCCGCATCCGCCCGCAGCCGCTCTCAGTCAACATGAACGACAAGGCCGAGGCTGTCGCCATTGCGCTTGCCAGCGATTGGCATGTGGAAGAAACGGTGGAAGCGGCATCGGTGAACGGGCTCAACGAATACCGCCTGCCCATCGCCAAGACCCGCATTGAGAAATTTTTCTCCACCATAGCCCGCCTCACCGACCTCGAGCGCCACGGTGCCAAGATCGACGACCTCATTTTGTGGCTCGGCGGCGACCTGATGACCGGCATGATCCATGAGGAGCTTGCCGAGTCAAACAGCAAGACGCCTACGCAAGTCATCCTCTGGCTGCAAGACCGCATTGCAGACGGCCTGGCCACCCTCAAGCCGCACTTCAAGCGCATCCTCATTCCCACCAGCTACGGCAACCACGGCCGCACAACCATCAAGCCTCGCCACGCCACCGGTGCCGCGCACAGCTACGAGTGGCTTCTGTATCGCATCCTCGAAGGCCGATTCCACGGAGACCAGCAGATCGAGTGGCAGATTGCCGACAGCTACTTCAACTTCATGGAAGTGTATGGCCGCCGCCTGCGCTTTCACCATGGCGACGGGCTGAAATTTCAAGGCGGCATCGGGGGCCTGACCATCCCAACAGAAAAGGCCATCGCCTCATGGAACAAGTCGCCAAACCGAGCCGACCTGGACCTCTTCGGCCACTGGCACCAATACCAGCAGAACCGGCACTGGCTCTGCAACGGAAGCCTCATCGGTTACAACGCCTACGCGCTCTCGATCAAGGCCAGCTTCGAGCCGCCGACGCAGACCTACTTCCTCCTCGACAAGAAACGCGGCCGCACCATGACAGCCCCCATCCTCCTATGACCTGGAAACACCTCGCCAAGAAATCCAACTCGCTGCCCCCTGGCTGGAGCACCGCCGAAGACATCGCCGCCGATCTGGACTGCGAGCCCAATGAAGTGCCAAAAATCCTCGCCAGCGCGATCCGCGACGGCTTGGTGGAGAAGCAGACCTTCCCGCACTGGCAACCCGGAAGCCGCCAGCTCCTCTACCAGACTGGCTACCGGCAGAAGACGAGCGTGCCTACCGAGAGCAAAGCGCCCTTCGCTGCGCCTGCATCCATCCCCGGCATCCCGGCAGACTTGCTGCCAAAGGTGCGAGACAAAATCCTCGCCCACCCGCACAAGACCGCCAGCGCAATCAAAGACTTGTTTAGCACAAACAACCGAATGCGCCTGAGTGTGAAGGCCATTCGCAGCCTACTTGACAAGCCTTCGCATAATAGAAAGTAGATGCCAGACGACGCCACAACCATTGAAGGAGATGCCGGATTCCTCGGCATGGCGTCGCGTCTCAACCCGCTCCAGCTCCAACCGGGCATGGTGCAATACAGCGAGAATATGCGCCTCGACCGTGGCGTGGCACAGACGCGCAAGGGCGCAAAGCGGCTGGCAGAGACCATCGGCAATATCGGCGAGGCGCTCACGGTGCCATTCCAGCTTGGGGTGGATAAATCCATCACGTCCATAACTCGCGTGGGCACTACGGCCACAGCCACTCTCACCGCGCATGGCTACGCGACCGGCGACTATGTGAACACTCGCGGAGCCGCTGAATCGCAATACAACGGGAACTTCTACATCACCGTGACAGGCCCGAACGCCTTCACCTACACTATGACGGCGGACCCCGGCGCATCGGCCAGCGGCACGCTCATCGCCAATCGCGGGCCGGTGGTGCAAACCACCTACACCGGCGGCATCATAGGCGCTGGCATCTACTCCTCGCCGCGCCTGGACAACTCAAATGAATACATCGTCCTCGCCGGGCCGAACGCCTGCTACCTCTGTCGAGACGGCGCAAACCTGCAAACCATTTCCTACCCCACCACCGACACCATTGTGGCCGGTGATGACATTGAAATCATCCAAGCCTTTGACAAGCTCTACATCTTGCGCACGCGGGCAGAATCGCTCATCCGCCTTTCCAGCCTCACGCAGACGTCTGGCACGGCCACGGCCACCACGCTGGGCACACATCCCTACCAAACCGGCGAGGTGGTGCGAATCAGCGGAGCGGTGAATGCGGGATACCTGGCAGACTTCCAAGTGACACGCATCAGCTCAACGCAATTTTCCTTCACCGTGCCCTCGGGCACAGTCACGCCGGACACCGGGCAAATCATCGCACAGCGTGTGCAGCCCGCTTTGGTGTGGGATGGCGTGCTCACCAACACCTTTGCGCGAGTGGCCCAAGGCTCGCATCCGCTCGGCGTCACCTACTCACGCCTGCCATCAACCAGCACGGCGACGTATCTTAATAACCAACTCATCATTGCCCGCAGCCGCGACGAAGTGCTTATTTCCGATGTCCTCGACGCGGAGACCTACGACCCCGTTTTGAAATCCTTCCGCGCGAATGCAGGCAGCAACGACTACATCGTGGCATTGCATCCGTATGCCGAAGGGCAAGTGCTTGTCTTCTGCCGCAAATCCATCTGGCTCGCCACAGCGGCCATCGGAACGGATGGCGTGTCGATGGATGCCGCCAATAGCAGCCTGCAACTCCTCACCAACGAAGTCGGCTGCTCCGCCCGCCGGAGCATTGCCACCGCAGGCGTGTATGTGTTTTTCCTATCGGACAACGGCGTTTACCGCCTCGACAATCAATTTGACCTCAAGCTGCGCGGATCCACGCAGACGCTCTCGGACCCCATTGCCGACCTGGTGGACGGCATCAATGCGCAAGCGGCCTACCTGAGCAACGGGATTTATTTCAACAACCGCTACTACCTCGCCCTCCCGCTGGGCACCAGCACACAGCCAAACAGCCTCTTTGCTTTCAACATGCTCAACCAACAGTGGGAAAGCCGCGACACCTACGGCTTTGCCATAGACCGCCTGCTTGTCTCGGACTACGGCACCGAACGCCGCCTCTTTGCCGCCACCACGACCGGCAAGCTCTTCCTGCTCGATGAGCATGAGACCGGCACCGACGACACACTGAGCGGCCTGGGCACTACGACCGTGAACGGCCTCCTGCTCTCGCGCCGCTATGGCTTTGGCAGTCTGGACACCAAGCGCCTCCTGCGCTCCAAGGCCAGCGTGGTGCTGGATGCCGCCGGCGCCTGCACGCTCGAAGCGGTGACGACCGACTATGACAACGATTTCCAGATCGCCGCCCTCACCAACACCAGCGGAGTGAGCGAGGACTACACGATCAAAGCCCCGCTGCGCTGCAAGGCCACCGCGCTCGACCTGCGCTTCCGCACCACATCCGGCCGCCCGCTCCTGCGCTCCCTCACCGCCGAAGCCACCCGCTCCGGGGCGGATTCGCAAACCACCCGCACGCTGAATTGACCACAGAGGACACAGAGAACACAGAGGCCAATCCTTAAAACTTAATCCTTAAAACTTAAAACTCCCAAATGGCTACCGTAACCCCAGGCAAAATTTTTACCTCCAACGAAATCGTCACACCGGCAAACCTCAACCTGCTCGGCACGCCAACCGTGGCGCTGGCGGATGGTGAGGTGACGGCAGCCAAGATCGCCGCCGACGCTGTGACGACGGCAAAGATTTTAGACGCCAATGTGACTACGGCAAAAATTGCGAACGCCGCTGTGACTCAAGAAAAGCTTGCCGCCAGCGTCACGTTTGTCCCTGCCGGAGCAATTATGGCTTTTGCCATGAACTCGGCACCTAGCGGATGGTTGGCTGCTAATGGTCAATTTGTTTCCCGATCAGGGTTTAGTGAGCTCTGGGCCGCAATCGGAACAACTTATGGTGCTGGCGACGGAACAACTACCTTTAACCTGCCAGACCTGCGCGGTTACTTTGTCCGTGGTGCTGGCACTAATGGAGACGGAGCGGCTTCTGGCACATTTGGCGCAAAACAAAGCGATGATAATAAAAGCCACACGCATACGCTTAGTAATACATCCTCCTCAGTTTGGACTGTGGGAGGTAATAACGGGTCTATTTCATTTCCGAATGCGGGGGTCGCAGTAGGCACCGCAACAATAAATACGTCGGGCGGCTCCGAGGCCCGGCCAAAAAACATCGCCCTCCTCTACTGCATCAAATTTTAACGCCACACCATTACCCCCTTACACCTCATGGCCAAGAAGAAATCCAAGCAGAAATCCGCACCACCACAGGCGCAGCCCGTCGACTACGCTGCGATCATGGCGCAAAGCAGCCAAGCCGCCAAAGATCAATACCGCGACCAAGTGGCCGCGCAGATCGAAGCCTACCCGAAGCTCGAAGCCCTCCAGCTTGGCACCATAGGCAAACTCGCTGGCCAACTCTCTGGCAACAACAACGCCTACACCCAGCGAGCCACCAACCAACTCCTCGCCGCCGAAGACCAGGCAACCCAGATCGGCAGCCTCGCCGCCGACACAGAGCGCCTAAGCGCCCAAGCCGCCGGAGACCTGCAAGGCACCGACATCGAGCGCGAGCTCCAGCGCCAAGCGGAAGGCGACCTCGCCCTGGGCCGCAGCCTCAGCGCCGAGCAGGAACGCGCCGCCACCCAGCAAGCCCGCGCCGGGATGTCCGCCCGTGGACTGGGCACCGGCACCGGAGCCCTCGCCGCCGAAGTGCTGAACCGTGACGCCTACGCCAGCGCCCGCGAGGCCGAGCGCCGCAACTTCGCCGGATCCACCAACCAAATGCTCGTCGGCAACCGCCAAAACCGCCTCGGCCTCGTAGGCAACCTCCTCGGCCAAGCCGCCAACACGCGTCTCAACCAAGCCAACCTCCGCACCAGCCTGGCCGGAGCCAACATAACCATAGACCCCTACTCCCGCGCCATGAATCCCGCCCTCGGACTGGGAGGCAGCACGCTGGGCCAAAGCGGCCAGATGATCGGCAACACCTACTCGAACGCCACGCAGATGGCTGGAAATGTCGCCAGCTTCAACAACAACATGCTGGAGTCGCGCTACAACTCTTTCCAAAACAACCAAGCCGCCCTGCGCGGAGCGGCCTTGCAGGCCGGTGCGACCGCAGGCGCTTCCCAAAACTCCATGATGGGCTCCGGCATGGCCGCAGGCGGCATGGTGCTCGGCATGACCGCTCTTGCTATTTAATGAACCAACACCTGCAAAACCTCGTCGATAAAACCCTGACCCGTGCCGAGTATTGGCTGCGGGAATTTCGCAACCCCGTAGTCCTTTGGAGCGGCGGCAAGGACAGCACCGCCATGCTGCACCTCCTCATCTTCAAGCTCGGCGTGCGGCTCCCCTGCGTGCAGTGGCGTGAACCCCGCTTCCGCCACCGCTACGCCCACAGCGACTTCCTCGCCCGCTGGTGGGACTTGACCCTCTTCGACTATGCTCCCGGCCGCATCGCCATCCAAGACGGGTTCGACATCGAGACCGGCCAGCCGCGTTTTGATTTCCTCAAATACTACCAATGGGGCCACCACAGCGCCCTCGTTCTCAGCCTCGGCACCGAGCCCCCCAAGGAAGGCGAGTCCTACCTGTGCGGCCTCACCGATGTCCTCCAGCGCCCCACCGGCTCATTCAACTGGCCGTGGGATGCGGCATTCCACGGGCAGAAGAGCGCCGATGTCGATCTCATCAAAGGCGGCGTGCCGCTCGCCCAAGATGTGCGCCGCGTGGATGACAGCCCGACCCAGCTTTTCCTCATGCGGCATTGGACCGACGACGACATCTTCGACTACCTCGAAGCCGAAGGCGTCCCCATGGACCCCACCCGCTACGACCGCGCCTCCGGCAAGTGGGGCCACAAGCAGGACAAATCCCAGAACGCCGACTACTACCCCATCTGTTGGAACTGCGTGAACCGCCACCTCACCGCCCCCGTGTGGTGCCCCAAGCTCCGCAGCGAAGTCAATAGCATCGCCCACCTCGCCCCCTACGAAGACAACGCCATCCCAGAGCAAGGCTTTCAACCCACATGGAATCCCAATACGACTGTCAACGGTGTGGCGCATGTTGCTCGCACCGTTGGAGCTGGCCCGTGCTCCGGCGCGACCGCTCCGACGCCACCGGCATCCCTGCCGACTACCTGCGCACCGACTACCCCCTGCTCAAGACCGACCCCTGCGGACGCTGCATCGCCCTCCGTGGCGAGGTGGGCCGAGGAGTCGCCTGCGCAATATATCATGCTCGCCCATCCGCCTGCCGGTCCTTCCAGCCTGGCAGCCCACTCTGCATAGAAGCCCGCCAATCCAAAAACCTCCCCACACCATGACCTACAACCCCACCGTCAACGACAACTCCGGCCAGATCCTCGGAGCCTCCCAAGCCCGCTCCGCCGAAATCAAAGCCGCTGGCAATGAAGCCCTCGCTCAAGGCATAGCCAGCGGCGTGACAAATTTTGCAGGCGGCATCACCGGAGCCATTACCAAATCTCGGGAAACCACGGCCAAGCTCGAAGGCGTGCAAGCCACTGGCCAAGCCATGCAAGCCATCTTGCCTACCTACGGCAAAGAGGGCATGGCATTAGGAGCCGCCCTCCAAGAGCAACTGGGTAAAGCAGGAAACAACCCTGACAAAATGGCAGGAGCCATGATGGCTTTTATGCCCGCAATGGAAAACCTCCAAAGCCGCTACAATCAAAATAACCAATACACCCTAGCCATCAAACTCGCCCAGCAGAAAGCCGCCCTCGGCGGTGGTGGAGGAGGTTCGAATCCTTTTTACTCGGTCGAACTCGACCCTTCGGTTAACACCAATCAGTAGAATATCCCCATGGCATCCCCCGCACAAACCGCTTTCGTAAACACCGTGCCGTTGCCGCCGATTACCAACGACCCGGACCCCGCCGGCATTCTCCCTACCAGTAACGCGCTCATAGCCCTCGACCCCAACGACCCCGCCGCAGTGCAGCAACCTGTCGGCAACGCGATGGACGCCGTAGCCGGGCAAGAGGAAGATCCGGTGGATGCCGTCACCGCCCAGCTTGCCGCAGGCAAACGCGTCCGCATTACGAGCCAAGCGCAGTGGAACGCCCTGTCTCCCCATGAGAAGGAAGTCATCCGCGCCGCCATGGCGACCGGCGGCCAGCTCCGCTCCAGTGACGCCGTGCGCATCTACCAGGACAGCGTGAAACGCTCCCGCGCCAACCAAGTGCAGACGGTGACGACCAGCGACGGGCGCAAGGTGGATATGGTGAATGGCATGATGATCCCGGCAGAGAAGGAGCCCGAGGCGGTGAAAATGGAAATCAAGCAAGCCGAAGATGGCACAATGGTGATGATCGACCCGCTCACTGGCCGCAGTTTCCCAGCATGGAATGAAGCCAGTGGTGAAGCCGTGCGCGGCCAAGCCAAGCTCTCGGCAACGCAGGAAGACAACATCAAGCGCCTGCAAATGCAGAGTGAGAACATCGGCGCAAGGCTCGACGCGCTCACCAACTTCACCGAAGGCGATAAAGTGGAGTATGACACACAGACCGGCAACTACGCTGCCGCGCCATGGATGGGAACGAAAGTAAAAGACCTGCGCACCCAACTGGAAAAGGAGAAGAGCGACTACGATAAGCGTATCGAAATCTCCCTGCGCCCCGTGCGCCGATCTTCTTCAAATTCGACAGCAATTAAACAGGGGAATATCGATTTAAATAATCGGCCCGTTGTTGCAAACGCAGATGGTTCTATAAGCACCGTAAAATCAATAAGCATAGGAACTCCAGACGGGGAAGTTTTGATACCAACAGTTGCAGATGATGGGCGAATGCTATCCGAGCAGGAGGCTATTGAGCTCTATAGAAAAACAGGGAAGCATCTTGGCGTGTTTAAATCGCCAGCCGAAGCAACGGCTTTCGCTAAAA